AAATTGCCACCAGTTTCCGCATTATAAGATGATCTACCCTTGGCATTCAAGCCGCCTTTTGGATTTTGACCAGCTTTTGTTTGCCAAGTGGGTGTTTTCATCTACTTTACCTTTTTAGGCTTCTTTGCAGTCTTTGCCGCCTGTTTAAACGCATCAGCAGTAGGCGCACCCTTGCTACCTACCTTACGCATCTTCTCGCCAGACCCCGCCTTGATTCGGGCTTGTTTGGCATTGATATTGGCGTAGAGTCCTTGCTTCATTTCATCTTCTTCTTAGGCTTGGACATTCCTGCTTCACTCAAAGCAATGGCAACTGCCTGTTTGGGGTTCTTGACAACCTTGCCGCCCTTGCCTGAATGCAAAGTACCTTCCTTGAATTCACCCATGACTTTCTTGATCTTCTTTTGTGGTTTAGTCATTTTCATAGGGTTTATCCTTAGTACATTATTTTGGCTGTAATCGTGCCTGTTACAAAAACTGTGCAGTTTGCTCTCAAATACTTAGGAGCATTAGCAACAGTAATGATGCCGTTAGCAGTCAAAGCAGTGCCAATTGTTGCCCAGTTTGTGCCATCAAGACTACCTTGCAATGCAACAGTAGCTGATGTAATGCCTGAAACCTGTAAGAAAGCTGGTTGACCAGAATCAACTTGAACAGCTTTAGATTCACCTGTAGCGCCAACTGCGTTAAGGAGTGTGATGGGTGATGTTAATGATGCCATTATTTGCCTCTTGAAGATTTCTTCATCATGTTGGTAGCAGTCCTACTACCCTTCATAGGCATAGGCATCTTGGGCTTACCAACTGCAATCATCACAGTTACAGGCACAGCCTTATTCTTGCCCTTGCTTTTAGTTTCTTTAGCCTTACCACCCATAGTTTTTCCGTACATAGTGTTCCCCTTATTTCCAGAGTCGATCAGCAACAAAGGTAATAACACCGCCCATGAATGAAGCGATTGTCATACCCATCCAAAAACCACCTTTGCCTTTGTTGGCAAGTTCAAGTAAGGCTTTTACATCGTTACTCAATTGAGTTACTTGACCATGTAGAGTCTCTACTTGAGCCTCTAATCTACCAAAATCTCTTGCGTCAATATCAGACATTTGCAACCTTTCGGGGTCTTCCCATACGCTTAATTGTTGGAATGACAGGCGCAAATGCGGTATCTGTTCTAGTCTCTGATTCTACAGACTCTATGGTTACTTCTTCATCTACCAAAACATAACCCTGATGACCTTCCATAGAGTCAATATCATGTTGGAGGGTAAAAGTCACACAATTACCCGATTGAAGACAACGAAAAGTAGCCATAAAACCCTTTAAATGAGAAAGGGGGGACTAGCCCCCCCATCATTAAACCACAGGACGACCAATAATAAGTTGCAATGTAGTTGAAGCTAAATCAACAGAACCTGCTGTTGGGTTATAGGTCACGATAGTCACAGTGTTGGCGGCTGAAACATAGGCTCGGCGAACCAATCCTGCTTCACTAACACCAACTGACATACCAAGAACCATGTCACCCAAAGCCACTCCTGCAACAGTTACTGTGTCTGTAGCTGTAGCTGTAGTAGCGACTGAGCCGCTATCTAAAGTACATGAAACATCCCAAGTATCTGTAAACAGACCACGAAATTGATCGTTCCCACGGCGTGAAACGACTGCTGTTGCTGATGCCATTTTGATTTCTCCTAATTAGGTTAAAAAGCCCCCCCACCACTAAGGCAGGGGGAAACTACTATTAGCTAGGAACAACCAAAGCGAACATAGAAGACGACTTAGCGGCTCCTACAGTAGCGGCATTACGCAAAGCGGCAACGCCATACAAAGTGTCAGATGTAAACAGAGTAGCCAAATACTCTTGTTTGTACTGAATTTGTGAACGAACACCAATTTGCTCAACCAGAACCATAGAGTCCTTGTGACCCATCAAGCAGACACGAGCAATAGCAGAACCGCTAGTTGGGAAAGCGGCTGTAGCAGATGCTGAGTCAGCGTTGCTGGAAGTGAACACAGGGATACCATAGAGGTTACCGATTTCACCATTGCGGATAGCATCGCCATTACCGACAAATGCTTGTTCGGTGTAACGAGCCAGACCCATCAAAGTGTTGCGGCTTGAGGGAGGAATCAGGAAGAAACGATTGTCCATAGGAGTATCGTTGTCATCCAAACGCTGAATGGTGCGGCGAATAGCGGCATCAGTCAATGCAGACGCATTACCAGTGTTGGTGTTTGCGGTGTAGTCAAAGGTAGTTGTTCCGTCACCGCCGATGAAAGCAGAGCCGTACTGAGCGCCAGTAGAACCGCCATTAGCTGTACGACCCAACTGAACCAAGTCAGTGTCAACTTGGCGAGACAGAGCGTAACCAGCATCAGCAGTGTAGAACTGACGCATCGAGTTCAAAGCCTGTGCTTCGACAATATCTTCAATCAAGCGGCTATATTCATAGTGCTTGTTGATAGACACTTGGACTTCAGACTCAGTAGCGGCAATCAAAGTGACTGCTGACTCAGCGGCTTTAGCAGAAGCAGAACCACGGGTAGGTGCAGGAATGTGAACGATGTCACCTTTCTTGCCCTTGAAGTTCATCTTCATAACCAAGTTCGCAAGAACCAAGTTTTTCTTGTATGCCGCAATAATTTCATCTGACCAAATTTCGGGGATGAAATTAGCCGCTGTTGTGGTGGTCACCGAATTGGTGGGGGAAAATGATGTTGCCATTTGTGTACTCCAATAAAATCAAAAGTTAAGTTATTTGACCCTACCCTCTTGATACGCTTGCATGATTTCTTCACTCAAGGCATCGTAGCGGTTTGGGTCAGTCATCTTCAGCCGAATAAGGTCTGCCCTGCGATAGACTCTCTTTCCAGACTCCCCACTGCCACCTACATCAACTGTTGCCGCTTTAAGGTTTGACTTGCGCTGAGTTTCCCCTGCTTCATTAGTCTGTTTAGCCTTAACGCCCTTTAACTGCTTGTAGGTACTCAGCAATTCATTAGCACTGTCATAGTCAAACTCACCATCAGCTTTAGCGTACAAACCTATGCGAATAGGTGAAGATTTCACCCAATTTGCAAAGTCTTGGTCTTGAACAATCTGAGTGAAATCAGGGTGTTCTGCCGCTAACTTTTGCTGAATTTGCATCTTTTTGAACTCTTGACCAGCTTGTCTAGCCGCAAGTACATCAGGATGGTTGTCAACAGTCTTACGAACCGCCGCCTGTGGATTCTCAAAGAAATCTACTTCAGGTTCTTCCTCTTTAATAGGTTGAGGTTTTCCAGCAAGGTTTTGCTTAATGAGTTCGTCTGCTAATTTGCGTACTTCACCAACCTCTTGAGCCTGTTTACCAATCAACTTCTCAGCCTCTTGGTGCATCTTGATAATGTCTGACAGTTCTTTGCCCCGATACTTGTCGGGAATGTCATTACTTATCGGCTCAACACTGGTTTCAAGTTTCTGCTTTTCAACAGTCTCTAACTCACCTAACATCTCATCTGGGTTATCTATCAACATATTTTTCCTTTTTCCTGCCACTTTTGGGTTCTAGGATACACAACGGCATAAATGCTTATGTTGTGGTTTTACGCTCTTGCACCAACTTATCACGATGTTTCTTGTCAAATTTCATCCATGAAGATGGAAAATGACCCGACCACCCTTCCAAGTTAATGCTTGGAGCAGAGATTGTGCGACTGGCTGTACCACCGCACTCACACTGAGTTTCCTGCGCCTCATAATCGCAGTACCTCTCAATTCTGTGTCCACTTTCGCAGACAAATTCATACATTCTTTTCATTCAATTCCTCATACGCTCTTTCGCTGACCTCTTTCAAGGTTTTCAGCCAAGTCAAGATGGAAAGTTCACCTTTTTTGAACATCAAGGTCTTTTCATCAGGAATAACGCTTAGATTATTGAGCGACTCTATCATAATGTCAATATCCATGCACAAATCCTTCCAACCATCCATCCCCATCATTTCAAAGCGGGATTCGTAATACTTTTGTAGTTCAGGTGTCAATTTGATTCCAATGCTTCAATTCGTGCTGTCAGGGCTGTGATGAGGGCTTGTTGTTCTTGGATGGCGGCTGTCAATGTAGCCACCAAGAAGCTAGTGTCAATACCTTGGTATTTAGGATTGCCTTCAGCATCTACTGCATCTTTTTCACCAACGACACATTCGGGGACAACTTGTTGCAATTCGTGCGCTATAAAACCTTGCGTGGTTTCGCCATTTAATTTCCATTTATAAGTTACTGGTTTAAGTTTGGCGACAGTAATTAAAGCACCTGTCATTGGCGCAATGTTTTCCTTTAGTCGATAATCAGAAGATGTCGCATAAGACGTAGCGCCACTTGTAATATTTATTGAACCTACGTTAGTGGATATATTGTAGTTAAAACCCATACATTGACCATTATTAGCGCCTGAAGTAGCAATAAATAAACCTTGCTCAACAGCGCCATTAAATACCAAACTTCCTCTTGCTGTACCCCCATTTAAGGCAGTAGTAACATTAACCATCCATCTGCCATTAGAGTCGATACGCATAGCCTCCGAACCGCCCTCAGCAAAGGCAATGGTGTCAGCGGCAGGGAAGAAGATACCAGTATTGGTATCTGCGCCTTGAATTGCGGGTGTGCCAGCAGAACCATCAACACCAGCTATGCCAGTTGTGCCGTTAATCGTTACAGTCATTGTGTTTCCTCATCTGCGGGAAGTGGTGTGTTGCCCTCTGCAAGCCACTTTAGGTAGGCTTGGTAGTCTGTGTTACCTTCAACTAACGGGATACTAATATTCTGTCCAACAATTGTTACGGCAACAACATCACCAAATGAATCTTTTTGTAGTTTGTATTGAATCATTTTATAACTCCGATGAAAGTTGCAGACGGGCAGTTGAGGTATTGTTTGCCAAAACAATACTCGGTCTATATTGAGTTAACCCACTAGCAACAGTAGCAGTGTACGAAATAATTGTGGTTGATGGTTGGTCTAAAGCAAAACCAGTTAAAACAAAAACAGTTCCACCATCATAAACAGCAAAATTAGCTAATGCCGAATAACTTAAACTCGGAGCAACCCTCATTGGTACAGGTAAAAATGTTGATACTGATGCAGTCGTTGTACCACTACAAACACCAACTGCAAAGCGTTCATAAGCATTTGTTCCGCCGTAACTAATAAAATACCTCTGACACAAAGCCAACTCAGTCCCATAAGGTCTGTAATCAAAGCTCGTTGCTGTTGAGCCTTTTTCAAGCTGTACGCCTGTGATGTAGAAAGTAGCGCCGTTTGTGCCGACTACGCTGACAGTTCCAGTTGGTTGAACCAAATTACCTGCTCCCCATGCTCCAGCAGTACCACTAAACGTAGAGCCACTACCCAAACCAAAACGAACAACAATGCCAATTCCGTTTGTTGTCAACCATGTGCCACTTGTGTCTCCTGCAATAGTTACTGAAATTGTTGTCCAAGTATTTGCTGTTGGAATGGAATAGGAAAATAAATAAGAACGATTTGCCGCACTATTAATTAAAGCGCCACCAAAAGTCCCTGTAAGGCTTGAATAAACCCTAAAAGATAAAGTTACAGCGGATGCTGATGCAGTACCGAAAGCTAAATCGGCAAAATTAAACCCCTCAATTGGTTGGCTAATAATAAAGGTATCGCCAGTTAAAACTGAATACGCAGAAGTAGAAGTAATACCCAAATAATTGGTAAACCCTACTGGCGGGGTAATTGAGCCAGCATTTTGTTGAACAGAAAACTTTGAAGCCTGTGTCAATACTGCAAGCCAACGGTCTAACGTGTATGCACTTGCGGTTGGAGTAACACTCGCCCCCGCATTCCTTTGGTCAATCACCATTGCACCATTGATGATGCGGTTCTTGAAGCCCATTGAAGAAGCAGAATCAAACTGCCCTGCAAGGGTGATGCCTGTTGTTCCTGAGATTGCTATGGTCATGGTGTCACCTTGGGATATTTAGCTTTTACCGCCAAGCAATCAGCAATGTACTTGTCAATCTGCGTTTGATCGCCTTTGACCACACCATCAAGGTAGTCTGTGATTGGTGGGTACTCAGCGGCACGTTTGGCTATATATGCGTTGGCATCAATGTAGGCTTGCACAGCAGCCTCGTCATAAGCGACAGGGTTGCCTTCAACGTCAAAAGCATCGTCACCACGAATAGTAACGACATTAGTATTTAATGCAACAATTGCTTGATGTTTGTTCATGCCGCAATTTCCATAAGAGTAATTTGTGCTTTTGAATTTTGTGCGGATAATGAAACAGTGCCGTTATATGCAGAAATATAAAACGTATAAGTAAGGCTTGATGTGCTAGCGGGGCTATCTAAATATTGTAAATTCATACGCCCTCTTAAAACTCCATTAGTAGTGCCTGTATAAAAACTATCATAAACATTTGAATCAGCATAAACTTGAGTAGCACCCCTATAGATATAAAACCCACAACCAGCATCTGAGCCAGTTGAAGCAACATAAACTATTGGTGCTACTAAAACTAATATTTTGCTTGTATTAGAAGATGGTGTTATTGATGCCGCAAGACTTGTTGATTGCGGTGTTTGTGATGTTGTTGTGGTTGTTGTAGTTGATACTGCATTTACCACTTGCAACACAGAGCCCGTAGGCAATGCCGCCCTAGGGATTACTTGTCCTGTGCTTGATGTTGTAATGAATGTGCCTGTGTTTTGTGGCAACGTTAGCGTGAAGTTGCTGTTTGTATTAGGCGCGGCAATGGTTAGCGTTCCTGTTCCGCTTGCATTACCTGATATGGCTACTTGTGACATTTCTTTCCTTTAGACAACAGTCCAAACAGAACCAGTTGCAATCGTTACAGTGATGCCAGAATTGACAGATACAGTTCCTGCACTCATGCCATTGTTTCCAGCGGCAATAGTGTAGTCAGCAGATACAGTCTGTGAGTTAACAACAATACCATTAGATGCTACCAAAACAGTTGACTGCAACTCACCAGTGCTAGGTTTATAAAGCAACTTGGCATTGCCAGTATAAATTGTAGTTGGTGTACCTGATGTAGCCGCCGCAAACAGTGGGTAGAGATTGGTTGATGTGCTTGTATCGTTACTGATACTTGCACTAGCAGTACCATTAGCCGCAGAAGTAATACGACCATAAACATCAACAGTGATGTTTGCCGCTGTGTAACTTGCCGCTGTAACACCACTTGTTGCCAATGCAACAGTACCACTCGTAGTAATCGTTCCACCAGTTAAGCCTGTGCCAGCAGTAACTGAGGTCACAGTACCTGAATACTGGTCATTGGAAGTAATCGTGAAATTAGGGTAAGTACCAGTAATGCTAGTCGTACCCGCACCAGTTAGAGCAACAGTCTGATCGGGAGAAGAATTGGTAATCGTAAAGTTTGGATATGTTCCGCTTGTATTAATACCTGTACCAGCAGTTAACACAACTGTTTGATCTGGCGCAGTATTGGTAATTGTCAAAGTGCCAGTAGTTGTAATCGGACTACCACTGACGCTGATACCTGTGCCAGCCGTAGCCGCAACAGAAGTAACAGTCCCAACCGATACCGCACCAGTTTGTCCATTAACTGAAGTCACCAAGTTACTTTGGTCAATTTTCTGCCATACAGAACCATTGAACAACAACCAATCGCCAATTTGCCAATCAGTAATGCCGTTTAGGTTGGTAGAACCAGCCGTAGAAACAATGTAATAGTACCCATTAACACCAACACTGCTTGTCAATGTAGGTGTATTGGTAGAAGCATTCCAAGTGCCTTGGTAACTCAATCCACCAGCTACAGAAGCCCATGAAAGAGCAATTCCATTGGTAGTTAAATACTTACCTGAGTTACCTGTCTGACTAGGAATCAGATTGGTAATCTGGGTTTGTAGGGAAGCTAGAGTATCAAGTACAGACTGAGAAGTGCCGCCACCATTAGTAATGACTTTGATGCGTTCAGCAAGATCAGGAGCAACAACCTCACCAACATTAAGCTCAACACCTGTAGACAGAGTAATGATAAGTGAACCATCAAAATCAATACGAGCATTGGAGACAGACACACCATCAACACCATCCACTCCATCACGCCCATCTTGACCACGCTCACCCCTATCACCTTTTGCTCCATCCCTGCCGTTTTTTCCGTCTTTTCCATCTCGACCATCCTTGCCATCAGCGCCATCACGACCATCTTGAATAGACGCAACACGCTTTTCAATGGAGTTGCCAACATCATCAAAGCGGGAACGAATGTCAGACTCAATCTTCTTCAGTGCTTGGACAACAAGATCAACATTCTCACCAATCTTGCGTTTCTGCACTTCTTTGGCTTGAATAACAGACTGACGAACCGAATCTAAAACAGCCATCTGCTGTTCAGGAGTCATATTCTTGAGAATTAACTCTTTGGCTAGGCTTTCGACATCCATTATTGAGTACCAGTTTGGGCTGAATTTAACTGTTGAGTAAGTTGGTTCAGGAAATCTTCTTCCATGCCTGAAATCTTATTGTTTTTCTCAGCCATCTGCAATTCAACAATCTTAGACTTGTTCTTGATGTCAGCTTCCTTCAACATCAACTCAGCAATCCTAACTCTCTTGTCAAATTCCCTAGATGCTTGGTCATCTTCATTAGGCAGATTCTTAGTTATTGCCGCCATGTTCTTGGCTTGCACTTCTTGCGGCATCAACTGAGCCTCAACAGACAATTTCGTAGCTTCAGCACGATTTTGCTCTGCTTGAGTGGTGTTAACAGCAATCTGAGCCTGTGCCGCTTGCATTGCCAACTCTTGTTGCATCTGCTCCATCTGTTGCTGTTGAGGATTGGGTTGCATCATCTCATCCAGCTTAGCAATCAACTCCATTCTGTTAGACAGACTGCTGTTTCCTACGATTCCTTTGAGCAAAATAGGCAAAACAGGGGTGTTAGCACCCAAAGTCTGCAACAAACCAATGAATTGCTGTTGTTCATACTCCCTAGCAATGATGCCAAGGGTTGCTGTAGGTATGAAATTCATGTCCACAGAGGGATAACGCTCTGGGTCAAACTGCATATAGCGGAAAGCCGCCTTTTTGATGAATGGAACAAGGAAATCTTCTTGGAAATTCACCAAAGTGCGCTTGTATTTCTTGATGATGGAGGCAACAGCCATCGACATACCGCCACCATCACGGCTAGATTGGGAAACCATGCCGTTAGAGTCCAGCGTACCAGTGGCCTGAAGCAACATACGCTCAAAATCTTTGGCAGTTGCTAGGTTATTTGGGTCACTCTGACCAAACTTGAATGGGTACAGAATCTCATTTGGGTTGCCATTAGTCAGAATAGCCTTACCAGCCTTAATCTCAAACTTCATGCCACGGGGCAAGCGTGTGGCATCCATAGCAACCATAGGGGCAGTGGTCAAAGCGAGTGAATCCAAGTGAGCCCGAGTCTGAGCATCAATAGCTTTCTGCATATTGAAGGCTTTTTCCACTGTACCTCGCCCCAACAAGCGGTTCGGAACTGTATCGTCTTGGTAAGACATTACAGGTCTATCTTTCATCATGTAGGGGTTTTCTTCAGCCTTGAGCAACAAACCATCGTTGGCAATCACGACAATGGCTTCAACCATATCTGTGTAGTCTTCTGCCGCAGAATTCTCAGGGAACAATTCAACAATGTCCTTGTTTTCTTCCATGTTGTTGAGGTATTCACGGGGAACTAACCCGTAGTACGTCAACAAAAGAACCTTCTCATCTTGGTACTGGCTAACCTCTTGGGTAGGCTCTAAGTCAGTATCTTCATAGGTGGGCGTGATGTCTACCTTGCGGTAGATGCCTTTTTCAATACCAGCTACAACCTTGTGGATTGAGACGTATTTCTCAATAGCCACGCCCATGCAGTCATCAATAGATGTTCCATTAGGGTCAAACAAGAAGTTCTTGGGGTTGATAGGCATGATCTTCACGCCAATCCTGTCTCTCTCAATCACGCCAATAGCCGCTTGACCTTGTTGATTAGGGATGAGTTGAGTAGAGGGAATAAATTCTTTTTCAGTCTTGACAATAATCTCGCCAATGCCTGTTCCATAGATTTCAGCCATCAATTCGATCTGGTCGATAGATTTCCTGATCTTGTCTTTCTTGAAATCTTCCATCAACTGAGCTTTAATCATCTCAACATCAATGGGGTTTCCATTAACGTCTTGGATGTTGTCTTCAATGTCAAAGAAGTCGCCCTGACCAAAGATAGCTTCCATGATCTCAGCATGGCGAGTCTCTACTGCTTGTTGGGTAGCAGGGGTTACAATTCGGCTACGCTCAGACTCACGGGTCTTGTCTTCAGAAGCCCATTGACCTCGGAAGATGCGCTCGTATTCCAGCCAATCAGGAAGAAAATTAGTATCTCTGTAGTCGCGCCACTTAGTGCAGTGGTCAGTAACAAATGCTGTAAGTTCTTCGTCAGCCTCTGTAGGTTGATAAAACTCGTTTTGTTCTAACTTGACTTGTTTGTCTGTTGCCATTTATATCCCCGAAATAATATCTAGAGGCTCCCACTCATCTTCTTGGTCATCAACAAAGTATGAGGTCACAGCCAGTTGGTCAATGTAAGAGAGAGCATCAGGCAAGTCATC